CTTTGCGATCAGCAAGGCGTCATCAAGGCTTTCCGGTCACAGTTTGAAGACCGGATTGCCCGTGACCTTTGTAGCCGCAAGGTGCCTTTCCGTTACGAGCGTGAGCAGGACCGGCTGCAATGGACACGACCCGCCACGCATCACGTCTACTCGCCAGACTTTGTGCTGATACGCCCTGACGGACACCTTATCTACTTAGAGGCGAAAGGCAGGCTAACGGGTGAGGACATGGCTAAAATGCTATACATCTTTAAACAGCACGCCGAGCTAGACATTCGATTCCTCTTTAGCAACGCCAAAACCAGCGCAGGCAGACAGAAAAAGAACGCAGGGCAATGGGCGGACAAACACGGCATCAAGTGGGCGGAAGCTCGCGTGCCAGAATCTTGGGTGAAACGATGAACGACGAACATGAAGGCGCTATCCTTACGCACCAACCTTGCGGTGATTGCGGGTCGAGTGATGCTCTGAGCGAGTACCCAACGCACACCTTTTGCTTCAGTTGCCGCAAGCACTCTTGGACAACGGACGGTGGCGAGGCTGCACCTAAAGATGACGCGCGGCCAACCGGCAAGGTGCAGATCATCGCACGGCGGCAGCTCAAACATCTTGGCACGTTGCAGCGTTATGTTGTCGAGACTGACGCTGGCGGTGCGACGTTGTTCCATTACTTCAGCAGCCCCGCCGTATGGCAGGCGACAAAGGTGCGGCCTAGCGCCGACAACAAAGACAACATCCACTGGGTCGGTAACGCTAGCAAGCCGCCGCTTTACGGCGCGTACCTACAAAAGCCCACTGCGCGTAAATCGTTGGTCATTGCGGAAGGCGAGTTCGATGCGCTGACGCTTGCCAACGAGCTGCCGCTTGACCGTTACCATTGCGTCAGCCTACCCGGTGGCACAGCAAGCGTGGCCGGTGTCTTGCGGGACCATTGGGATTATCTGCAAGGTTGGCGCGAAGTCATACTGGCCGGTGACAATGACGAGCCGGGGCTTGAGGCGATAGACACGTTGGCTAATGCCTTGGTGGACTCAGTGCCGGTGGCTATCGTGCAGTGGCCTAGTGACATCAAAGACGCGAACGAGGCGCACGCTAAGGGTCACGACATCGTTGCGCTTGTTGAGGGTGCTGCACCGTTCCGCCCGTCGAACATTCACGACATGCACGACCTTATCCCTTCGCTGTCAAAGCCCATCGACTACGGCCTGCCCATTATGTTTGAGGGACTGAGCGACAGGCTTGGCGGCTACCGGGCAAAAGAGCTTTGGACGATTGTGGCAGGCACAGGTGTCGGTAAGTCTACGCTGGTAGGCCACCTGACCTTGGACCTGCTCGTCAATCACGGCAAGCGACCGGGGATCATGTTCCTTGAGGAAAACAGTGAGCATGCTTTGCGTCGGCTACTTGGCATCCACATGCGGACGAACCTGCTCCGGCCTAACAGCAGCGTCAGCACACGCGAGCAGATCGAGGCGGCGGAGAAGCTGTTTCCACCCGGCACCTGCTACACCTATGACCATTTTGGGAACGTCGGTAGCGAGGCGTTGCTGCAAAGGATGAGTTACATGGCTAACGCCGTGCAGTGTGACTACATCATCCTTGACCACATAACGATGGCGTCCACGCTGCCGCTTGGTGGTGGTAATAGTCAGCTTACAGAGCGGCAAGGGATTGACGCGCTAACCACAGAAATCCGGTCTCGCATTGTTGAGGGCTGTGGGGTGGGTGTCATCATGGTGAGCCACACCCGCAAGCCTACGAACGGGGATCACAGTGACGGGTCAGCGCCCGTTCGCATGTCGGACATTCGAGGCAGCGGCTCAATCGCGCAAATGTCGGACGCAGTTATCTCGATAAGCAAATCAAAAGACACAGCGGGTGACATTGTGAAAAACGCAGTGGACTTGGCGGTCATCAAAAACAGATTCTCAGGAAATGTAGGGCCAGCAGGCACGCTCATTTATGACGATATTCAAGGCAGGCTCGCAGACAGTACCGCACTATGACGCGCTGTACGACCTGCACGATTGGGCAGTAGAGCGCGCTATCCGAGACCCTAAGTTCGGCGGGTTGCGGGATCGACTGGCTGTTGAAATCCGCAAGGTCGAGCAGGGGCCAGATAGCATCGAGGCTGTCATTGAGTTGTTGCGTTTGGGGATCGGGCTTCACGTTACCGACCTGCGAACGATGGGTTTCTTTTGGCGCAAGCCAGCAAACCTGTGGTGGAAGATTAGACAACGTGGTCACACGCTTGTTGCGGTCGAGACAGGACGGCACGGCAAGCGCTATTACTTGGAGGAGTACGCACCATGCCTTACGCCGTAGACATTGAGACTGATGGCCTAGACGCCACCCGCATCACCGCGCTGTGTTGGATCGACATAGAGACAGGCAGCGAGCGTGACTGCGGTACTGACATTGAAGGTGGCTTGCAAGAGCTGATGGGGTACGACGGCGAGCTGGTGTTTCATAATGGGATCGGCTTCGACTTACCCGTCATACAAGAGCTTTACGAGTGGTTCACACCCCGCCACGCAATCGTAGACACCCTAGTCCTCAGTCGTCTGGCCTTTCAAGACCTTATGGGTGACGACTTGGGTCGGTGGTCGCAAGCTAAGATGCGCGAGGTTGATCCCCGTGCGCGGCTGGGTAGTCACGGTCTGGCAACGTGGGGCGTGCGCCTTGGACTTGGCAAGACCAGCTACGAGGGCGACTGGGACACTGACTACACTGCTGAGCTTGGCGAATACTGCCTGCAAGACTGCCGGGTCACTCGCAGGCTGTATGGTCTACTGATGGGTGAGCCGCTGTCGCCCGTCGCTATCAAGCTGGAGCACGACTTCGCGCGGGTCTGTCGCCGGGTCCAGAGTTGGGGCTTTGCGTTTGACCGACCCGCTGCCGAAGAGCTTTGGCAGACCTTAATCGACAAGAGCGACATGCTGATGCATGAGCTGGCTGACACGTTCGGTGGCTGGTACGCGCCGGTCGGCAAGCCGGTCGTGCCGAAGCGCACCATGCGCTACAAGGACAGGCCGCACGTCACTGAGGGCGTCGAGTATCAGAAGGTTGAGTTCGTCTTGTTCAACCCGGCGAGCCGCCTGCACATCGAGAAGGTGTTGCGCGACCGTGGCTGGGAGCCGGACGAGTTCACACCAACCGGTCAAGCCAAGGTAGACGAGGATCAGTTGCGCAAGGTTGCTGGTCGGTGGCCGGAAGCTGGCAAGCTGGCTGACCTGTTCATGCTGCAAAAGCGCAAGGCTCTTGTTGGTGCGTGGGTCAAGGCGTCACTTGGCGGTCGCATCCACGCGCAGATCATTCCCAACGCTGCCGTTACATCTCGCACGTCGAGCCGCAGCCCAAACATGCAACAGGTGCCGCGCGTCGGCTCAGCTTACGGGCTGGAAAGTCGCTCCCTGTTTACAGCTAGCCGCGACCGGGTGCTACTGGCTAGCGATCTTGACCGTGCGGAGCTGACCGTCTTGGCTCACTACCTTGACGACGGCGGTGCCTATGGTGAGCTGTTGCAAACCGCCGACATCCATCAGGTCAACGCCGACCGCATGGGCATCACGCGCAACCAGATGAAGGGCGTGCAGTTCGGCTTCATCTACGGCGCAGGTGACGGTAAGCTCGCTGAGATGACAGGACTACCCGGTGCGGAAGTCAGGCAGCGCCTTTACGCCGCTATCCCCGGCCTGTCAGACCTAATCGCCAAGGTGCAGAAAGACAGTGAGCAGGGCTACATTGTCAGCATTGACGGCAGGCGCATCCCCGTTGCCAAGAAGCACACCGCGCTCAACTATTTGATCCAGTCGGCTACGTCTAGCTGCGCAAAAGATTGGGCGGTCCGGTGCGCGCTAGCCATGCAAGACATGCCGTGCGACCTGTGCCTTTACGTCCATGACGAGTTGCAGTTCGACTGCGCGCCTGACGTTACGGAGATGGCTAGCACAATCGTGCGCAAATCCTTGCGAGAGAGTAACGAATACTTTAACTTGAGCGTCCCGCTGACCTGTGACCTACAGATCGGCGCGAACTGGTCGGAGAGTCACTGACATGAGCCTGTACAAAAACATCAACGCACGCAAGAAGGCTGGCACTAGCCGCCCGAAAAGTAAAAGCACCGTGAGCGCAAAGAGCTACGGTGACATGAAGGCCAAGCGCGGCGGGTTTGCCCCGAAGAAAAAGTAAATGCGCGCTGTCATAGACGCCGACGTCATTGTCTACCAAGCGTGCATTGCCGCAACGGTGACAGCCGAGCATGAGCTAGGTGGTGACGTCGTGCTGCAAGACTTCATGTCCGTTGCTCACGGCGAGGACACGTTCGATGCGATGGTGCAGAGCGTCAAGGATCAGGTCGAGACGGAAGACGTGCTGTTGGTTTTGTCGGCGGCTGAGAACTTTCGCAAGGAAGTCTACCCGCGCTACAAGCACAATCGCAAAGGCATTCGGCCAATCGGTTGGTCAAGCATGCGCGCTCACGCACAAGATGCTTACGGTGCGTTCTACAAGACGCCGCTTGAGGGTGACGACTTAGTTGGCATCTACGGGGGCGTTCCCGGCAACGTGATTGTGTCAATCGATAAAGACCTACGCACTGTCCCCGGCCTGCACCTAGACAACGCAACCGGCGAGCTTATCGAGATAGACGAGCAGGCCGCTGACCGTTGGTGGATGACACAGACGCTGACCGGCGACAGCGTTGACGGCTATCCCGGCTGTCCCGGCATCGGCAAGGTACGCGCTGAGCGGATGCTTGAAGAATGC